CTACCGCTCAAACCGAATCAAGCGACACCAAACCCACTCTGCACTAAGCGAGGAAACACCATGCAACTGACGCAAAAAGACCTGATCGACACCATCACCCAGGAAGTAGGTGTAAGCGGTACGCCGATCAATAAAACCCAAGTCGAGGCGGTGCTTAACCGTCTGTCCATCATCGCCACCCGCACCCTGAAAGCAGGTGGTGATGTGCCGCTGCCAGGTCTCGGCAAACTCAAAGCCGGCCAGCGCGCTGCCCGTACTGGCCGCAACCCGGCGACCGGGGCGGCTATCGAGATCCCGGCCAAGGTCACGGTCAAGCTGGCCACCGGCAAGGCCCTGGACGAAGCACTGAACACCTAAGCGAAACCACCCCGGCCTAGCCGGTGGTGGTCTGCCCAGCGTGGTTGCTGGGCACTGATGAGCAGCCAATACCGAGGACGATATGGATCACAAGAAAGCCCTGGACAAGATCAAGAAGTGCTTGAGCCTGGCCAATAGCAGCAACCCGCACGAGGCCGCTGCCGCAATGCGTCAGGCCCGCGCGCTGATGGAGAAGTACCAGCTCGAACAGTCGGACGTGGACATGATCGACATCGAGGAGCACGGCACCCGTAGCGGCTCGAAAATGAAGCCCGTGCAGTGGGAGGCAAACTTGGCCGGCACGGTGGCTAAAGCCTACGCCTGCCGCCTGCTGTTTATGGCCGGCATCGGCGAGTGGCGCTTTATCGGTGAAATGGCCGAGCTGGCCGGCTACACGATGACGGTACTGCTGCGCCAAGTGCGGCAGGCGCGCCGGGACTACATCAGCCAGGCGCTCAAACGCTGTAAGTCGACCACCAAAACCAAGCGCGCTGACCAGTTCTGTGAGGCCTGGGTGTGGGGCGTCAGCTCCAAGGTCTCCGAGTTCGCAGGTGCCGAACCATCGGCTGCCACTGATGCTTACATGCTCAAGCACCACCCCGACATAGAGAAAGGCAAGACGGTGGATCGCAACGCCAAAACCAAGGCGTTAAGCCAGCGCGCCATGACCGATGCAGCAGCTGGGTTAAGTGCCGCCAGCGACGTTCAGCTTAACCACGGCGTCCAGGGGCAAGCCCCACTAGCACTGCACTAAGCGAAACCTCGCCCACCAGGGCGACGGTCTGCCGGGTGTGGTTGCCCGGTACTGATGAGCAGCCAAGATGAGTAAGACAAAACGGACAGAGCGCATCCGCAAGCAGGATGCCGACCGCCAGCAGGCAAAGCGCGACCGCGACGCCGAGCATCGTGAGCGTGTGGGTGCGCAGGTAATGAAGTTGACCACCTACAGTGGCACCCGCGCTGATTGGGCGCTGATGCAGCAAGTTGGTGAGTTTGAGGAAGTCGAGGAAGTGATCACCCTGATGACCCGCTATATGGCGGGCATGGCCAGGCGCGACCCGCAGGCATTCCGCAATGCCATGAACCCGAGGAACCCGGTATGAGCCTGGCCAAGATCCATATCGCCAAGGCCCAGCTGGGCCTGGATGACGAGACCTACCGGAGCCTGCTGGCCAGAGTTGCCGGTGTTCGCTCGTCCAAAGAGTTGAACCAGCGCCAGATCGGTCGGGTACTGGCTGAGTTCGAGCGCCTGGGCTGGAAGCCAAAGCCATCGAGCAAGGCCAAAAGTCGCGCAAAACCGAAGCCGGCCGACGCGAGCAAGGCGCTGATCAACAAGATCGAGGCGCAGCTCGCCGACGCAGGGCGGCCCTGGGCCTACGCGGACGCCATGGCGCTGCGCATGTTCAAGGTCGAGCGCGTCGAGTGGTGCGATGCCGATCAGTTGCGCCGCCTGGTGGCCGCGCTGGCCTATGACGCCAAGCGGCGTGAGGCCAAGTGATGGTGCCGGTACCAGAGGTTGTACTACCAGCCCTGCAGTGGCTGGCGTTTACGTCGGTGCTGAGTGCTGTCGTGCTGGCCGTTTTGGATGGAGTTAGGGAGGGGCTAAAGTGAGCAATCAAGACCTGTTCGGCGACGAGGTTCCGGCCGATGCCCTGGAGCACATGCAGTCACCGGAGATCCGTGCCAAGTGGCCGAAAGCCCTGGCCGACTTGGTGAGCGTGATCGAGGCCGCTCATCTGCGAGCCGGTGACGCCCCGGAAGTCGCGCAGCGTCGTGCGTTCGTTACCGTGCGGGCGCTGTCTAACTATGCCGGTGGCCGCCAGCTCTACATGCCTAAGGGCGAGATCCTGGAGCGTGCCTTGCGCGACCGCGAGATCTGGAGCCGCTACAACGGTCGCAACATAGACGACCTGGTCGCAGAATTCGACCTGGGGTTTGTTCAGGTCTACTCCATCATTGCCGAGCAGCGAGCGTTACACCGCCAACGCATCCAGCCGTCGCTGTTCTAGAGCAAAAGGCTTTACAACTCGGCCTTAACCCACGTTGAATGTTGCGCCTCAACATCCCTGAAACCCGCCGCTCTGGCGGGTTTTTCATTACAACGCTGTAATCCGGAGGTGGGATTACAGCTCTTTACTCTTAATGCTCCTTTCATTGGAGCTAGAGCCGTGTCCATCAGCCGCCCAGTAGCCCCCCGCGACTACGCTGCTGCGATCCTCGCCGAACCGTCACTCGACCGCCGCCAGCAGCTGATGGAGCGCTGCCCGGCTGAGTGGCGCGCCCAGGTCGAGGAGCACGTCAGAAGCGCTTTCACCAAGATCACCGCATACCGCCAGCACCGCGCAGGCCGGGCCGAACAGGCGCGCGAGAAGCCGCAGGCCGCACCGCGCCGTGAGGCAAGAAACAGCGTCATCCACCACACCTGCTCGGCACCCGAGGTCGGCAATGCCGCCATTGCCAGGCTGCGTGCTGTTATCGGTAAGGGGGGCGTATGAGCCTACGCGGCCGTATCGCAGCCGGCACCCTGGTGCTGGCCAGTAGTGGTCTGCTTGCTTTCCTGGGCACCTGGGAAGGTGAAGGTCAGAACACGGTCTACCCCGACAAACTGGCCCGTGGTCTACCAACCGTGTGCAAGGGGATCACTCGATATACCAGCCCCTATCCGCTGGTGGTGGGTGACTACTGGTCGGACGAGCGCTGCGAAGAAGTCGAGCGCATGGTGGTCGCCAAGGGCCAGCTGCAGCTTGCCGACTGCATCAGCAACCAGAGCATCACCCAGGAAGCGTTCGACGCCCTGAGCAGCCACGCCCACAACTTTGGCGTGGCGCGCACCTGCGCCAGCCGTGCGGTAGGGCTAATCAACCAGGGGCGCGTGACCGAGGGGTGCAAGGCGCTGGCCTGGAAGGCGGACGGCAAGACGCCCGTCTGGGCTTACGTCACTGATGCCAAAGAACGGCTGGTGTTCGTGCGCGGCCTACACAGTCGCCGCCTGGCCGAGATGAAGCTATGCGAGGTGGGCCTGTGACCTGGCTAACCGCTCTGCGCAAGATGCTGCCGCTGGCCATCCTCCTGGCCCTGTTGCTGGGTTGGTATCTGCTGGTCGAATCCTGGAAGACAGCGGCCTACAGCGAGGGTTACAGCAAGGCTCAGACCGAGGGTGCCCTCGCCCTGGAGCAGCTGCACGGCGAGCACAAGACCCTTGAACTAAAACGCGCCGAAGCCGCTGCCGCTGATGCCAAAGCCGCCGCAAAACGCCTGCAGGACGAACAGGCCCGCAACGACCAGCTGGCGGCCGACCTGGCCGATCAGCAACGCCAATACCGCCAAACCACTGACCGACTCACTGGGGAGATTGCCCGTGTCAACGACCTCTATCGCGACGCGCTCGATGCGCCGCCTAAGCCTCTGCCTGCTTGTGTGTTCACTGCTGGCTGGGTGCGCATTTACGACGAAGCCACCGGAGCAGCAGTGCCCACCGCCGCAGATCCCGGCCGAACTGCTGCGCAAGTCGCCGAAGGCAACGCCGCTGAGCAGCTCAACTCAGGCATCAGCCAGCGTGCTGTCCTGGCCCATCACGTCCGCTATGCCGAGCAGTGCAAGAACACAGCCGCACAGCTGGACGCTCTGATCGACGCCGTACAGGGGAAGCACTGATGCCGTTGGAATTTGCCGAGCTGATTGGCTGGGCCATCTCGCTGTTGTCGATCTTCACCACGGTGGTGTTCGGCCTGGTCAAGCTGCTGCTCAACAGCTTCGAGAAACGCCTGGCCGAGCGCTTCGCCGCCCAGGACGAGGCCCGCAAAGCCGCCAGCCGGCACTGGGAGGACAGCTTCGCCAAGGTGCTGGAACGCCAGGACAAGGACGCCGAAGCCCTGGCACAGCTGGATCGGGCATTCCTGCGCTTCCAGGCCGAGCTGCCCGTGGCGTATGTGCGCCGCGAGGACTGGGCGCGCGGCCAGTCAGTGATCGAAGCCAAGCTGGATGGCCTGGCACTGAGATACGAAAACATTCTGCTCAAAGGAGCGCCGCGACATGATTGATATGGCCAAGACCCGCCGCGAATCGCTGCGCTGGTATCTGCTGCTGACCCTCAACACCTCCCGCCCAATCGACCCGCATGAGGCCGTTGTGCTCTCAACCATCCAGGGCATTTACCCGGACGCCACCCTGCTGGAGTTGCGCCGCGAGTTGGACTACCTGGAGCACCGCAGCCTGGTGACGCTGAACAAGCAGCCGAGTGGCCAGTGGATCTGCGGCCTGACCCACTACGGCGTCGATATCGCCGAATACACCGTGGACTGCCGCCCTGGTATCGCCCGC